TAGGGGTGTTTTATGGCATTCACGTTTACAACACTTAAAACGGCTATCCAAGATTACGTTCAGAGCACGGAATCGACCTTTGTTAGTCAGTTGCCGCGGTTCATCATTAATTCCGAAGAGCGGATTCTAAAAGAATGCCAGTTAGACGTTTTTCGTAAGAATACACAAGGCACGCTAACATCTGGAAACGCTTTTCTAGCGAAGCCGAGTGACTTCCTAGCTCAGAACTCCTTGAGCGTCATAGTCTCTTCGAGCAAAGGGTTTCTTTTATACAAGCAAGTGACAATGTTGCAGGATTACACGCCTGATCCCGCAACCACGGGTGTTCCTCTTTACTACGGTGATTTCGATCAAGACACGTTCTTGATAGCTCCGACTCCTGATTCAAACTATACCGTGGAGTTGCATTATTTCTACCGGCCGCAATCCATTACAGAATCGTCCGACGGCACAAGTTGGCTTGGGACAAACGCAGAGTTGGCGTTGTTGTACGGTTCTCTTGTTGAGGCCTATACCTTTTTGAAGGGGGAACCAGATCTTCTAGGTCTTTATAACCAGCGTTATGGGGAAGCGTTGCAATGGTTAAAGAACCTTGGAGAAGGCTCACAGACACGCGACCAATATAGATATGATCGTGTCCGAAGGGGCGTTGCGTAATGAGGAATAAAGATCTATTTGCGCAACTGTCGAGCGACGATTGGGTAGACAGTGAGCCGTCTACCTACATACGGAGTTATTATGGCTGACGACCAACAAGATAACGTGTACCCCGAAGGTTATGATCCTGCGGTAAATTTAGCTGACGTAGAATTTACGGCGGCAAGGGTAAACGACACTTATTTTAATCCTTTAAGTTACCTGGGGTTTCGGGCTTTAGCAAAAAGACATGGGGGGGAATACGCCAAGGCCGATCTTTCAAAATTCTATTCCCCTGTGATGGCAAGTCGCGTTCCGAAAGGTACTAAAAACCAAACCCCTCAAATCATGGGGGACCATCCGAAAATAAGGATATATGGTACGGATTGGAGGGGATTATATACTTCTAAAGAGGGTAAGGTTCGTGTAAATACTACCGATTTTTTGGATTTGTATCATAGCGGCGCAGCCGGAAAACTTACCCGAGAAGAAGCCTCAAACCTCCAAAGGACAGACATTAATAGAGCAGAATCACATGAGTTTGGTCACGCGGGATTTAAACACCTGAAAAAACAAGGAAAGTTGCCACAGGGGAACTTTGCGGAAGAAGATGTAATGAAGGTGCTTGATTCTGTACAGTTTTACAAGAGGCTAAGAACCCCAAGACCAGTTCAACCCGCTAGGGAAAAGTTAAATTTTAAAGAGAGCAGTTTAGTAAGTTGGCCCATAGCGCGGATTGCTATGGGGGTTGTATCTCATCAAGAAAATATCCCGTACCCCTACAGTAAAAATCTTAGCCACAAGGAAAAAAGATGGGTTAATTACATAGTTGATTTAATCGCTGCGGCTGAGAATGAATTAGCCCAACAGTCTCGTTTCCCGCCAGAATCGACAAAAGAAAGAAATCCAGAAAAAAGGGCTCACGGCGGTTTTGTAGATAAACCTTTGTACGATAGGGACCCTTATGACTGATCATTCACATTTAGACAGCCGTCATGTTGCTATTGTAGGGCTAGGAAGCACACAAGGGATTTTCACTTCTTCCGTCGCTAATGGAAAAATATTTGATGAAGTGTGGGCTATTAATTCTATGATGGTCCCAATAAAACATGATCGTGTTTTTATGATGGATCCTGCTTCGCGTTTTCTTGACACAGAAGATGCCGGAGCGCAAACAAAAGCAATGCGTAAAATCTTAGATAGCCATCCTGGCCCTATATACACTTGTGTATTAGATGATCGTGTCCCTGGAGCAGTATTGTATCCTCTCGAAGAAGTAGTTAAGGATACGGGACTTTGCTATTTTAACAACACGGTTCCCTATGCCATAGCTTTCGCTATTTATCATAAGGTTAAGAAGCTCTATTTATACGGGATCGACTATTCCTATAAGTCTAACTTG